CTGCCGACAGATCTGTCGTGTTGGCCACCTGGATCAGAGCGCCGTCCGAGCCGGCGTCATTGTCCGCGTAGTACGCCAATACCTTCTTGTTGGATTTGTCGTACTTGAACACGTAGCCGTCCTCCGACTCTAGAATGATCCGGTCAATCGCCCGGTTCATCCCCACGTTCGCGGCTGTTATCGCCTCGCCGCCAGTCGGGTAACTATCGTCGAAAGTGAGCGTTCCAGAGGTGATTCTCGTTCCTCGGGCCATGTGCCCGTTAAATGTTCGCCGATCAGGGTTCTGATCGATCGCTGCTGTTAATCCCATTCAAAGTCCTTTTACTGCGGGGCAGGGAGGGGGGATGGGAGGTCCCCCCTCCGGTAACCCGCGGTCGTTATCTATATGGCCGGTATCCGGCCAACCCTGTTAGGTGCTTTCGAGGATGATCCTCGGAATCAGCATCACGTCCTGCGTCGTCGAGCTAGTGCTCGCGGTTATGCAGGCGCAAAAGTCGGCGTCCGTGCCAGAGTAATCCGCTCCCACGTCGGCGATAGCGCCGTCATGGATCTCGAGCGAATGCCCCACAGCAACAGATAGTGACGGAGTAATAAGCGCCGTCACGCGTCCACCAATCTGAATCCGAATCACATCACCCGAAGTAGCCGCAGCACGCGCAACGCCGACATAGAACCGCTTGGGCGCGGTACTCGGGTCGGCCATCGCCGCAGTGACGTACCCGTTTTCATTGAGAATCACTTTGTAGGCGGTGTTCTTAACAAGAGTGCCGCCGGCGGTGACTACCAAATCCACAGTGCCGTCCAGGTTGTACTGAGGCTCGAAGGTGGGATGCTCTTGATCGTGAATAGGCATTCCGTCCTCCTACAGTGTGTCGTCGAGCGTCGAGTACTTGAAGTTCGTCTGGCGCTGATCGCACATCAGAAACAACACAGAAGTACACACGCGGGCGAGCTGGTTCGGGTGGCCAGCCTGCTCCAGGCTAAACCAATCCTCGATCTTCATATTCCAGTCGCGGTGATACACCAGCTTCAAGGAATCCAGGTCGAGGCCGTACCAATAACCATCAGAAGTGTAGCTGTCGCCAACTACCGGATCGCCCTTGTACGCCACGTTGTCGAAGCCCGCCGAGGCGAGGTCTTCGCTTGCCGTGTAACGCTTCTGGGGCTCCAGCAGCGACTCGAACTTGTCCTTCAAGTCACGAGTTGTGACGTGGAAGTTCGGCTTGGAATTGCCAAAGGTCGAAGCGGACATGGAAATGCCCAGCGACCCCGTGCCGTACAGCTCGAGCTTGGTGGTCGACGAATCAACCCTGCCCGCCTGCCAGGCCGAAGCATCCGCAACCGCGATGTTGGCATAGGTCGCCGTCGCCGAGACGATGTCGTCCAGCGAGTCGAACCCGTTGCCGTTCGGGTTGGTTACAAAGAGGTCAGTCGCAATGCGGTCTGAATAGTCCTCGGCCATTTCCTTCGCCTTGTCGGCGAGGAGGTCGACGATCTGATTCGGACCTTCCGCGTTCTTGATCCTCTCGTCAAAAGTCATTAGCTGGTCGACCGAGTAGGTCTTCCAGTTAATGGTTCCCGCAGTGCGCGTGATCTTTCGAGTGTAGTTCAGCTGCGTATCAGTAGTGATAGCATCTGCCCGACCTAGCTTTTGATAGCGAATCGGGAACTGATAGTTCACGCCACCGGGGACAACGCTGTCGCGCCGGTTGAGTTCGTTGAGTAATGGATGACCGTCGTAGACGATCAGCCTAATTTCGTCGTCGAACTCCTCGTGCGAAACAGCATTGATTCCAGTAATGCTGAGTGCCATATAACACCTTCATAACTACTCCAACACGTCTTCGGCTCTTGAATGGGCTCTTTGGCGAGCAGCCTCGATAGAGACCCTCCCGCGCTTGTCCTTTGCAGGACCAGGACCCTTTCCTTGCGCCATTCCACGCCCTGGAGAAGCGAGTTTGGCACGCGCCCTTTCTGCTGCGGCTTTCACTTGGTTCGCTCCCTGCTTCTGGGCCGACGGCCTCAGTCGCGATTCGTGAGCGAGCATCATGAGACGCCTGGTAAGGCTCGCCGGGTCATTAGAGTCCGTAGTCAGCTTGTCGATAAAGGACTGCGCGTGCTCCCTGTCGAAGTCCGCGTACTCCCCAGATAGCTCGGTTGCTATCTCCTCAAACTGCTTCTGTGTTTCGGCCACGCGCTGCTGCCGCTCCCGCTCCTCCTGGGAGGACGATATAAACTCGTCCACCTTTGAGAAGCGCTCATCAAGCATCCTCGTTAGCCGTTCCTCTACGCCCTGCGGCCCCTGCCCCTCGGCAATCTGCTGGTCCACTGTGTCCCAGAAGTTGCCCGGCAACTGACCAAGTTTCTTGTTCTTCGCGTCCAATTCCGCCCGGATCTTTTGGATCTGGGCCGTCTGCTCGCCGTAATGGGAATCAAATTCCTTCATACGACGAGCAAGCTCCTGCTCCCGACGTTGCACGTCGGCCGCCTTCGACGCCTGGTTGCTCAGGTGCGATAGGTGGTTTTGCAGTTGCTTCTCAGACTCGATAGTCCGCTCTTTTCCGTCTGAACCCGTGTACTTTACTGCCGCGAACGGGCTTCCACCGCTCTCACTCGCTTCGCCTGAAGGGGCCGGGGCCTCGACGGGCGCGGGTTCAGCGGATCCCTGATCGTCTTCTTTTTGGAAGACGGGAGAAACCCGCTCAAATATCATTGCCTAAATCCTTTGTGGGCCTAACGGCCCATCCTTTCGATCAGCGCGTCCACGTCGGCTGGAGGTGGGGCCGATGTCGTTGGCCGGGCGCTTGGAGCCCCCCCGGCCGGGGATCTCAGCTCCTCCGGGAGCGGTCCGGCCTGGGGTTGCGCCGCCAGCCTTTGCGCCTTCTTGAGAGGGCTCGGGTCGACGCGCTTTTTCATGTGTGTCGCAAACTCCGAGATGGTCATGGTGTTCACGTCGACTCCCAGGGCCCTCTTGAAACCCTCGGCCACAGTCAGGTTCTCGCTACCCTTTAGCGCCCCGACCATCCCGGCCAGGTCGGTAGGGTTCGTGATGGACCGTGCCGCGGCCAGAGTTTCCATCCCCGCCGGCGCCCCCCGCTGCTGCATCCCTGACGCCGGGACGCCTGGAATATTCATAGGCCCCGGAGGAGGACTGTTCCCCGGGCTATTCCCCGGGCTATTCCTTGGCACATAATCACTCATGCCGCTGCTCCTTCACGAGCTTGCCTGCTCGCTATTAATCGGTCGGCGATAGCCTGCGGGCTTTCGCCTTGCTGTGGTTGCGCCGGAGCTTCTCTTGGCGGTCCAGCCTTCGCCCGCTCTTTCTCTTCCAGTCTGCCCAAGATGTCCTCTGCGTTCGGGTACTGTAGCACCTCGAGCAAAGCCTTGCGGTCGATTGCCTGCATCTGGAACAGCCTCAGCGCCAGGTTGGCCAGCGTCTGCCGGTCCTGCGGCAAGGAGCTGTTCGTCTCAAGGGATATGTCGAAGTCCACATAGAAGCGAGACGGCCAGGAGCCCTCGTCGGCCCCCAGCTCCTCGACATACTTGGCGTAGTCCTCGTCCCATCTCGCCCTGGCAACCCCGAACTTCTCGCCCAGCTTGTTCGCCGCAGTCTGCGTCTCTGGCAGCTCCTGGTCCCTAACCAAACTCCCCACCACTTGTGGCTGGTTTGAGTACTCGAGGTTCTGGACCCCCGCGCCGTCCTGGACGTTTATGTTGCGGATCTCGGTGTAGAACTGCTGCTGGACCGAGGTGATGAGGGTGAGCGCCCGCTTGAGGCTCCACTCCAGGTTGCGAACGCGTTGCCGCATCCTGGTGTAGCTCGACTCGATGAGGATCTGCACCTCCATCGCTGACTGCCGCTGGCGCTTCTCCGCCACTCCCTTCGAGACGTCGGTGACGCCGGTGACTTCTTCGATCAGATCCGGGATGCCGCCCAAAAGATTCAGGGCAGACCCAGGGACTGCGGGAATCGGGACCTGTATGACCGGAGCCCCGCTCGCGAAACTTGCGGAATGGACGTGGTCCTCGCCACTCCCAACCTTTCTCAGAAAGTCCTCGGCGTCGAGGTCGCTGTCCGAGTCCACTACCAGCTGAACGCCGCCATAGCGGTTGGCGTTCACCACCAGCTTCTGGAGCATCTGGTTGTATGCCCAATTAAGGGTCTTCATCTGATCGGCCTCGGAAATGCCGACCATGTTGTGCGGCCTTACATAGTCATAAAACGGAACATAGGGCGACTCCCCGTGCTCATACGGGCTCGCCACGTCGGATAGCTCGGTGTTGTCGTGCGCTATGAAGGAGACGATTCGTCCATTTGGAAACGCAGCCTCCGAGCCCGCCTCTTCTCTCTCTTCTCCCTCAAGATCCTCGTATTCTGGGTAGAGCGCCCTTCGATCGTCTGATCGAAGGTCTTTGACAAGCGTCGCGTCCCGAATCCAGACCTCGTAGAACGTGCAGGTCTTATTTTCACCGTCTATCTCCCAGTCGGACTTGGTGGCCAGGTCCCGGTTGCCCTCTCCGTCCGGCAGTATCTTGTCCCGCATGTCGGGAAACATCCGCCGCACCTCTGACATCTGTAGCTGATCGCGGTAGCAGATCCACGGACAATCCTTCGGGTCGTCAAACCCGGCCGGCCATATGACCTTTCGGGGGTCGATCACGTCGACCATCACTTCGTCTGACTCTGGGTTGAACCCCACCTTCCACCATCCGAGCTTGGCAATGTGGGCGTCCAGATTAACGCGGAAGATCTTTTGGTCCAGCTCCTCTTTGCGCCATAGCCACTTTCCCGCCTCAGTCAAAACATTGGCCGCCCGCTGAAGATGCGGACGCCTGGCAATGGTGTGCCATATCGGCCTTGAGTCGGTTAGCAGGGGGACGTTCGTCATAATCACGGCAAACAGCCAGTTGACGAAAACATTGGGAGAGGTATCAGAAACCGATTGGGCTCCATTCTGTGTCCGCTTGGACCAGTGCTTGCCCTCAAACATCTGGTAGTACTCGGTCATCTCTTTGAAGACCTCGTTCTCCAGCTGCTTGTGGCGCTTGTCGATCAGCGCCTTCATCGCCTTTCGGTCGGTTTCAATCACGCTTGGTCATTCCTTTCTCTGCAAGGAAATTGTCCCTCTGTCTGGCGGTGTCGAAGTACCGCCCAGCCCCTTCGTCGTACCCGTACCGGAAGTCCATGGAAAACCCCCCGAAAGCCCAGACGCGACGGGCCGGCAACCCGCAAGACTCGCAAGGAGCCTCCCGGAAGCCGACGAGGTCGTGCACGAAGCGTTCCTGCTTCCCGTGGGCCTTGCACTCAACGTCAACGAAAGGCATCTATCGGCGGCTGAAACTCATTCAGGCCGGCCAGCCTCCCGGGAGCCTTGCCCGTGGCCGTCCTCATTAAAGCCGGCTGGTACTCGGAAAGGCCGCCAGGCTGCCTCGCGCCCGCCTGAGACAAGCGCTGGAGCAGCCGGTCGAGCTCCTCGGTCGGCATCGATGCGAGAACCTGTGCGAGATTAGCCTGCGTCACGAAAGTTGTCCTCCCACTTCTGAATGCGCTCCCTTTGCTGTGATCTTTTCATGATGTTAAAGATCGTCATCTGAGGTCTATCCGAGCTTGCACTTTTTGTCCAGTAGTCTGCCTTGAAGTCGTTTATCATCTGGTAGTGCATGGCGAGGGAGTCGATGAGGTCATCGTGTCCTCGGTAGTTGGGGTTGAACAGGGACATCTGGAGCACCAGCTCGCGGTGGTCCTGGTGTATCCAGATCCTGCGGTCTCGCACGAGCACCCCAAGGGTTAGATTGATCCGGTCGTACTTTCTTCGCTTGTTGCTGGCCTTCAGCTCAAGCCAAGCCCACTTGAGCTTGCGCCTGTTCTGGTTCTCCCACTCGCGCAGCTTGTACTTGAGGACGGTTATATACGCCGCGGTGGTGCCGGTTTCGATCGCGAGCTGGGTGATCGGGTATTTGGAGCAGATCCTCACGACCTCCTCCGCCGAATCGTTTGGATCTTTCTTTATCTCCACCGCCTCCACCACGAAGACCACCTTGTTTTTGGTCGTCGCGGTGATGGTGAGGGCGGTGAAGTCGGAGTACTTCTCGGTGGTCTGCGCCGGGTCCACCGCCGCCCGCCACACGTAGTCGTCGTCCGGTAGCTGGCTTATCTGATGCCGGGTGCCATACATCTGGTATGGCTCGGGGAAGATCTGCTCCTCCCGCGGAGTGGTGTCAAGGCAGTACTGGCACGCAAACGCATAGTGGGAGCCCGTCGCGTTGTACATGTCGGCCTTGAGCTTCTTCAGGGAGGCGGCGGTGAAGAAGCTGTAGATGGGCTTGGGGTCGTCAAAGTTGATCCCGTGCACCCGGAA